TGACGCACTCCCGCCACTCCCGGAGATTGTAGTGGTTCATATAGTCCCGCCAGTATTTTCCGCCGGGATGCCCCGGATAACTTACGCCCTTTGTGTGAATATAAAAGCCGTAAAAGTTAGTTCCCCGGTCAACCACGTCCTTAAGGAACCTCAGGGTATGGAATTCGTATGCAGACAAATTGTCGGAATATACGGCAATATCCAGTTTGCGGTTTCTTTTGACGAATGATTGAAGCGTTCTCAGATTTTCTTCATTCCCGACCGCCCCTACATTTAAAACCCGCATCTCGTCATACAGGCCGCTATCTTTCATTATTTCAAGCTGCTCGGTAATTATTTCGAGCCAGTTGTTAATCATGCAAACGTGCATGAAGCCTACGATAGACATTCTCTCTGCTGCCATAAACTTCTTTTGATAAAGTGCATTCCCGCATACTTAAACTCGTCTGGATACCCGGTGTTTTCAAGTAACATCTTGACCTCCGATACGAGTGTATCTTTAATAACTCCCGGCGTGACCCGTAGCCTGCAAATGTATTCCCCGTGAACCCTGAAGCGAATAGCGTACAGGTCATTGGTAACATCATAGCTTCCATGTCCGAAAATATGAACCTTCGCCTTAGTCCATTCCCCGGTAAGTATTATCTCAAAGTCCCGGTTGTCCTGCGTAACAAGTGGGTTGATATCCGTATCCTTCCCGGCCAGAAATGTAATGAACGGCCTCGAGTTCACGCCCATGTCGTCTTTCCATACTGGCCTGTATGGTTCAATCCAACTCGCCCCAGACAGGTGCGCAACGTACTTATCAATCGGATAATACGCTACGTTATAGCCACGCTGTTTAGCAGTCTTCATATTGAAAACCAAGGGAGCGCCGTGTTCCACGAAGGGAGCCATCGTAAGATACATCGAGCGTTTTACCATTGAGCATGAAGGATGCGTGTACCTCAATATGTCGCCTTCTCCGTCCGGTTCTCCGCACCCGTCGTTTTTGTCCGTCACCTCCAAAAGAGTTCCAATGGCATATGTGTTATCCGACTCAGCCAACGCTTCCACCAGTTCTTCAATCCAGCCCCCTCGGCGCACTATAATGTCATTATCGAGCAATAGTATGTACTCGGTATTTATGAAGCCCCTTATGCCTTCATTGAGCATAGTACCATGCCCGTTACGTCCTCCCCTTTCCCAGATGCGGATATTGGGGTGACAATGAGACAGCCACCGGAGATGCCTCAGCGAATCGTCTTTCGAGCCTCCGTCAATTATCAGTATTGGAAGGTCAGGGTAAAATCGGAGCAGGCTTTCAATGCCTAAGCGGGTAACGTCTGCCGTATCCCGCTCGCACATAATCGCCGTTACATTCCATCCCATCCACGAATCCCGGTGGTACTGAGAGTAATCCCAATCCGGCCGGCTAAGTTTCACTTGTTTGCTCATGTCCGGTATATCAATAAGGCGTTATCCTTTGTGTCTGTGATATACCTCGAGCGCCCGTGCGTGCGCCAGAGGTTGATTAATGTTGTCCCGGTCATACCAGCCTGTTTATAAGTTCGAGCCTTTTCACATTCACCTTACTAAGCATAAGGCAGTCCTGAATGTACTCCCATGACTTGCCGACATGAGCCGCAGTATCAAGCTTCCCGGAGAGTACGACAGTCATAACCTCACGGAACTCCGCCGGGGTTTTAAATGTAAGCGCTCCCGGTTTTTGCCATTCCTCCCAATCCGGGACAATAGAAACCGCCCCGAAGTATGAGCCCTCAATCCACGCAATGTTTGACTTTGCCCGGTTGAACGGGTTGTCAGAAAGCGGAGTGTACATAGCGTAAGGCCGCATTGCGTAACCATTCTTGAAATAGAACAATACGTCAATACCCGGCAGCCGGAAGATATTGTTGTTTTCGTTCTGCTTTATGAACCAAGGGAAGAACCCCATGAACATAAACTGCCATTGCTTGTACTCAGCGGCCAGCGCACTAACCTCGTCTATGACGGTCATTAAGTCAAAGATGTGAGTATCAGACCCACGCCACAGGATGGTCGGAGAACGCTGCGGTGACAATAGCCTGTTCCGGGAGTTCTTGAAGATGTAGTCATTGAAGGCGTTAGGGATGACCGTCACATTTTGATTGTGAGCCGAGAATTCCCGCTTTAACTCCTCTGTCGGTACGGATACCACGTCGGCCAGCGTCAGCATCTTCTTGATATACTCCCGTACCTGAGCGTTGTAAAGCTCATGCCTTGGGTTCTCCGGCGGAACGGCCAGAAGGTTGTCGTCATAATCGAGCCACAATGGGACTCCGGCGTTTTTGACGTATTCGCAGACCTGTAGATGCTCAGGAAGAAATGGACGCTGAAGCATTATAAGGTCATAATTCAAAATGGTCTGCCAACTCATAATTATCTGGTCCCATTGCAGGACACTTATGGTTGTGCCATTCATCATTCGCTCAAGCCCCGGCGCAACTCCGCCAGCCCGGTAGAATGAGCAACTATCGGTTTTACTTGGTGACAGAAATAAGATTTTCATTATTTAGTTTTGATTTTAGTGCTAAAGTCGTCGCCCGAAGGTGCGGTAATGCCAGCTTTTTGGTATAGGTCGATAGCCCCCATATTTTCCTCTCCTTCTATTAGGTCAATCTCACTCTCCGGGTCTTTGACGTAAGGGTTGAGCTTGATGGCCGTTTCCTTACTCATAATTCCCGCATCTATTGAAAGCTGAAGGTTCTGCAGAAGTTCAGAGAATGCCGCCGGAATGTAAGGGGTGAGTTTTGGCACTATCAAAGCCTTCTCCGATACGTCAGCAAAAGATGTGTCAATTAGTTTCCCTATTGCGTTTTTCAAAATATTCACCCGGCGCTGAAGACCTATCCCGAATATTTCCTCTTTTCCATGCACGGCCATATGCGCATCCATGAACATCAATTCAAGCGCCACCCCTGAGAGGTTGCCAACGCCCTGTAATCTTTCAAAAGTAATGTCCGGCGTTTGGCTCATGGCATAGATAAAGTTCTGCAGGTTCTCAAGCTCCATTTTGATGCTGCTTGGCTCTGAAGCGAGAGCAAGATAATCAGCTTCCGATCCTTCTGTTAGCTGAATGATTTTCCCCTGCTCCCCCTTTGAGGCATACCCCTGTACCTCTCCTGAGACCTTAAGCATGGGAGAGCCGTAATAGTCATTCATATCAGCATGGTTTGATATGATGGTTTCAAGCCGGTCAATCATACTCTGAACGTCATTCCACTCCGGATACGGTTGCTGATAGTACACTATCATTATCTTCTGGAACTGGTTCGGAATTGGGTTCGGAGTCTGCTCTTTATCAAGCGCCCAACCTGTGTCTCCCTTCACAAACCTGTATTCCGCCTCAGCTGTCGAAACGTCGAGATGCTCGATACTTTTGTCGCCCGACTTGGTTTTATACTCCCGGCCAAAGGCAATCATGTCGCCAGTACCATCAAATAGCGGGTATAATGTGTCGCCCTGCTCAGGAGAGAATATTGAAACCCGAAGGTCGTACTTAGGTTCCTTCAGTTTGTTTTCGACCACATACCACGCCTCTGCCACCTCCATTTCACTCATCAGCCGTCGAGCTATCTCTTTGTTCTTATACTCCATTTTGTTACGATCTTGAATGTCATCAATCATAGACACCAAGTCGTTACCCTTATCTCCCGCCACATTCTCGTTCTTAAGCTCAAGCTCTACCGGTATTGACAGCATGAACCCTATCCGTCTTTCAACAATCAGCTTTTGAAACGGGATAGCCACACGGGCTACCGCAACCGTTGAGGTTTGAGTAACGGGGTTACCTTCTGCATCAAAAGTGCCGGTGTCCTTCGTGATCTGTTTGTCCTTTCGGATGCTTGCATCATTGATGTCGTGATCATCAACCTTGTACTGCTTCATTGCGTCCTCTCTCTGAACCTCAAAAGACGGACGGCTGTCGGTAAGCAGTTTTTTAATCTGCTCAATGTCTTGTTTTTGCAAAAGCTTTTTTATGTCCATAGCTGTAAATTTACGGTAACATTCCTGATATTTGTGATATTGGTAAGCCCTTTTGTCGTTTCACCGGAAAGAAAGTATTAGCTAAGGCATCTGATATGTCCGGTGACCGCCCCAACCGTTCCTTAATTTTCTCCTTCGCCTCAATGATAATACTGCCGTTACTCTGTACTTGATATTGTATTTCAATAAGCTCCTGCGTTAATAACTGATTAGGAGGCAGACAAGCCTTAGAATTGAATTGCGGGTTCAGCCAATCTCTTAACGCCCAAAACATATAAGCCCTCATGTTTGCGAATGAATACTCTCCGGTTAAGTCTGTAAGCCCCTTCGCCGAATGAGAGGCCTTACATGAGAAAGCCTTTGTCAACATCCCTAACTCTATCAGTCGTGAATATACCCCCGCCCCCTCTCCGAT